GGACATCGTAGTCTGATTTCAAAACCTGGTATATCATACGTAGGTTTTGATATGCGCCCAGCACTGGCCGTTGGACAATTCGTCAAAACTCCAGTGTGACATTGACAAACGTTGAATCCAGGCATCACGATCTGGCATCACAGGGTTTTCAATATTGGCCAAGTCAACATTGGCCACAGGCAGAGCCTGACTGTGTTGCGGTTCAGGATCGGTCACAAAAACCGGAATACCTTCAATGGCGGCAGCTACGCCAGGGCTGCTGTTGTAGGTAATCACAGCATGAGCATTGTTTAAATCATCCAATATACTGCTGTGGCGACTCACACGCCACGATGAGCCACGCACTGTGAGATACACAGGTGCTTGCTTGTCCCCAGGATGACCTCGTACCACTATGGGTCTTTGAGTATAGCGTCTAAGAGTTTTAACAGTTTGTGTGAGCCAGTCCATGACACCTAGACCACGCATGCTCCAACCGCCGTTGCGTTGTGTGCATATCAGCACATGATTGCCGTTGCGTCGCCAAGGCTTAAGCACGATACCGGTTCGTTGACTGATTTGCAGCCAACGTGCAGGATCTGGTGTGTGATCAAAATAACAACCTGTGGTGGGAAACACACCGTCAAAACTGTAACGATGATATGTTACCGGTGTTGCTGGTGCGCTATAGTTGAATAAATTGCTGTCTACAATGAGAGTGCGGCGCCCTAGACGCAGTTGATTGTGATACACTGCCTCTCTCAGTTGCAGATGCGCACTGCGTTTGCCATGTTCGTGACTCCAGCCCTGTATCATGGCCACATCTGCGTCAACAATATCAGTGCCAGTATGTAGAAGACCTTGATCACCTTGAACACACACTCCATCAATGAATCTTTGAAGGATTTCAACCTTGTGAGGATTCTTTTGTTGATTGGGGATTGCTGACAGATAGGCTACTACTTTCATTGTAGACTGGCCCAAAAATTTTCGTTCGCTTGCACACATTCATCCAGGGCGTTTTCATACGTCGTAGCACGTTGCACAGCGTCTCGCCAGCTTTCGCGTTTTTCCAACACCGCGGGTGCGTGACGGAAAAACTGAAACTTACTGCTCCATACTGATGTCAGCACCACTCGTTTACCCAGCAAAGTTCCCCAATACACCCCGTGATAACTGTTGGTCAAGATGATATTGGCGCTGCCCAGCAGTTCTATGGTCTGTTCAACATTGCTGCCTGAGTTGACAAATCTAGGAATACTATCAGGTCCAAAATCCTTGATCAACTGTTTTTTGTGTTCAAACCAAATTACATCATTGCGGATGCTGTAGGTTTTTCGCAGTGCAGGATGCATACAACTGGCACAGGGTACCCAGTCATATCTGTTGTAGCCTATGTCATCGCGCAGTCCCACCCTGTCAAAATTGGCCAAGGCTTTGCTGTAACGCAAATCTGCAGCATCGGACACTGGATCTCCATTGTGCCCGGCTCCCCACACATGTTTGAGTGCTGGATTGTTTTCAATGTTGGCCAGGCAATTTGAAATCAAGCCATGATACTGCTGATTGAAATTGTTCCACATTTCTTGATAGCGTGAATCACTCAACCTCCATGCATCTTCGTGCATACGCTCCAGCTGCAACCGATCAGGACTGTTGCACAACATCTGTGCTGCGTCACCAATGAACTGATTGCCAAACAGACCGCCACCGCCAAGGATTATGGGTACACCTGTGGGATATGATTCCTTGTACAGGTCGGCCGCATCCACAGTTTGATATTGATCGCTGTCGAGAAAATATTGCAGAGGGTTGCTGGCCACGTCGCCCACGTTGTTGGAATCTTTGCGATTAACCACTATGTATTGAATAGTCATACAGTTTCCTGAAGTATTTGCCACACCGTACCATTTCGCATTTCGTCAACACGAAACTGTCCGTAGGCCAGGTGACTGGCCCACTGAGTCAGTAAATCTGCGTCAGGGTAGAAAGGTGTTTCAATCCGGGCGAGATCCTGCAAAGCCACTGGTGCGGCAGCATTGGCCGGAGCCAACACAAACGCCGGTATCCCATTGAAAATAGCTTCAGTGGCGGCTACACTGTTAAAAGTTACCAAGGCAAACACATCTTGTTCTACCAAGGCCTGCTGCAGAGTATTGACATGAGTACGCTGTTTGCGCTGAGAAGCACGTTCACGTACCACTATGGGTCTGTCAGTGTACATAGCTATCTGTTGTTTGGTGTCTGCTATCCACTGGTCACGATCTATGCCGTAAAATTTACAAGGTTTTTCATCCGGAGCAGCAATCATTATGCTGCGGCCCTGGCGACGCCATGGTGCAAATTTTTTGTAAGAGAAATAAGTATGCCAACGATGTTCGGATCTTGCAATCAAGTCATGATGTTGTAGATTGTTTTTGACTATTCTATGCCATAGCTTCCAACCATGAGGGTTGTGAGCTGTGATTTCGTTGCCAAAATATCCTGTGTCAACATAATAGAACGTTCTTCCGTCGTTCCAACAACGTTGCATGATCTTGTGCTTGAGTATGCCACGCAACACTATGGGTTCTAAACTGTCTTCATAGACAAAATCCTGTGTGGCAGTGGGCTTGCGGCCCATGCTGGCTGCTAGTGTGTTGATATAAGTGTCCTGACCATCTTTGCTGAGAAATATCATTTCATGTGCTGTTGACAATATTCGGTATAGATGCGCTCTCTATGCCATTCTTCCGATTGTGGTGTGTCGGCGAACTCGTGAAAACACGGTGTACCCAGTGTATAGTGCAGCAGTTTTGCATCTGGATTGGCTCCGTATTCATCTGGTAACCAATTCCATTCTGGCGCTAGCTCACCAATGCGATCATCTTCCAGCCATGAGAATCTATGCAGGAAACTGCCTGTGGATCGTTGTACAAATTCTGGAGTGAGTTTGCGATTGGGATAGGTGCTGCAATTCCAAAGTATCACACTGCTCCAGTTCTTTCTTGGATAATCTTCGTTCACACTGCCAAGGTATTTTTCTCGGCGTTTGGTTTTATAGTCGTGTTTGACCACCATGACATCCTTGCTCATGCTCTGCATATCCCAAAGCTCGGCTATGTCACCACGCACAATCATGTCACCATCAATAAAAATTGCCCAACCTTGCCAGCCCATGAGATAGGGCACCAAGAATCTTGTGTAGATAAAATGATTGCTGCCGTCTGTGTGCGTTTCTGTGTAGTCTCGAAACAGGTTCAATGCTACAGGAACAATGGCCACAGGAACGGAACTGTTGCGTATGATACTGTTGACGCAGGTATGATACGCAATGGCTTCTCTTGGGTCATAGCCTACAAATATTGGAATTGGTTTCATTTTTTACAAACTGATAATATGTATCTGCCGTGTCGATGATGTTTAACACTGCTGTAGAACTTATGCAACAGTGTGTCAATGGATGACTCAGTGTATGCTCGACGCCATTCCTTTTTGATCTTGACTGGCAAAGTCAAGATCACACAATTGTCAGCAGCCCGAACCGCATTGTCCAAGGCCTGATCAGGATTTTCTAAATACTCCAACACTCCTAATACAAGAGCAAGATCAAATTTTTGTTGAAAATCCAGTGGCGTAGAAATGTCAGCTATAATGTCTGCTGAATACACAATATCAACACCAAGATATTGTGACGGACGGACGTGCTCAAGCACTTCACAGTTACCGCATCCAAAATCAATTATGCTTATATTGTCAGGAATATAAGTTTTAACAAAACTCCAACGATCACTCCAGGGATTGGCCATAATGGGTCATCGGCGTTCTATGTCATTTTCTATACAGTTGTCACCAAACTGTATTTCAATCAGTTTCAATGGCTGATTAGTTTCGTTGCACAGTTGATGCCATTCATTGCGATTGATCCAGCAGTGCTGATGCACCACAAGTTTGCATTTGGGCTCTATGTCAGTGGCACGATTGAGGGTGTACACCGTGGCTTCGCCTTCGGCCACGAACCAAAACTCTGCTCGCTGATCATGACGTTGCATGCTGAGATGTTGTCCCGGCTCCACTGTGAGTTCTTTGAGTTTGGTTTCTGAACCAACTTCATGTAACACTCTATAATAGCCCCAGGTGCGATCAGTGCGCGGACTCTTCCAGTCCTGAAGAATCCAACTGCTACTGTTGGCTTTGTCTTCTCCGCCTACTCCAAACACAAACTCCACATCATCAAATACCATTTCAGGAATATTGTTGGCAGTTCTATCGCCGCCGTTGGCAAACACAATCTGATAGGCTGGATATCTTTCACGCACACGTTGGATGGCAGCCTTGGAGCTGCCATCACTGTCGTCAAAATCTATCACCCAGTCTACACCTTGCATGGCTGACAGCACTGCACTGCGTTCAGACCAGGGCATGAAAGGACGACCTTTTTTGCGTGTCAACCAATCATCACTGTTGAGCCCAACTACCAGAATATCACCTAGAGCGCGAGCAGCCTGTAGGTATCGCACATGGCCAGAATGAATGGGGTCAAATCCCCCGGTAACAATCACTATTTTCATGTTGATATTTATAGACGTATATTTCTACGCTAAAAACATTTTTTTAGCATATCATAATTTTTGTCTGGGCTCACAAACCATACATTGTCTGGCCCAACTTCAAAATTAGGAAAACGTTCGGACACTGCTTGATGAACTGCAGGAAAGTTGATATCGTGTCCTATGAACCATCCTGATGATTTGAGCTTGGGATTCCAAGCATCTATATCGCGAACTACAGATTTATAACTGTGTCCAGCATCAATAAAATAAAAATCAAGACTGTGATCAGGAACATTGCATGACACAATCCAACTTGTGCCTGGCAAAACTTTCAATCGTTCGCCGTAACGGTTTGCAACTGCGCTGTTGTAAAATTGTGAAATGTCTTTGTCGGCTGCCCACATTGTGAGAGCAGGATTTTGATCCAGCAGATAAAAACTGGTTCTGCCTGTGCGCACACCTATCTCTGCTCCCTGTGTCCAGCCAAAATGTTTGACCAAATCATTGATAAACATTTCTCTGCGATTGTGACCACCAACACTGTTGTATGTTTTAGGCACATACAATAATTGTTTGCCTGGCTTCATAGTGTGACGTCTTCCATGCCGGCTGTGCGCAGTCTCACAATGTGACCCATTTGCCACTGTTTGCTGTCAAGACCTTTCAACACGCCTAACCATTTGTTGCGAATCAGTGCAACTTCGTTGATAATGGTTTCCATGTCAATGACTTCGTCCTCGCCATCCACATACTTTTCAGCATCTCGAGCGCTGAGAGCTCGAGCATAGGCTTCAAGATATTTTTGAAAGTGAGTACGGCGAATCTTGCGCAGTCTGATGTTGAGGTATTCAAGCACTGCTTCAATTTCCTGCAGTTGATTGAATCTCTGTTCGGTGATGCCTGGCAGCTCTTTGATACGATGTTCCAGAACGCCGGAGATCTTGCAGTCGCGTTTGGCCTCCTGTAATTCACGCTCATAGTGAGCGATGAAATCAGGAATATATGATAAATCTTGAACTATTCGGCTATACCACATGGTCCAGCCATTTTACAAAACTTTCAGGGAATATGTCAAGTCTCAACTGTCTTCTACGAGCAAACTCCTTGACGTAGTTTTGACAATTTTGCTTTTGGACTGGAGTGGGTTCGATCATGATAGATTGTAGAATTAAGTTTTTTGCCTCAGGCGGTAATTGATCCACTGAGTCCAAAATGATCTGCTTGCTTTGATCATCCATGACATGCAGCGCCAAATAGTCAGGGTCTGTACAGGACGAAAAAGCCGCAGGCACCATGCCAGCCCAGTCAATGAATTTTTTCAAACCAAAAACTGTGACATTGCTGAGTACACTGTTGAAACTGAAGCTGATACGGCGTTGCTCTATGGCCTCGATGTTTTGTTCAAAACGTTTCCAAGAGTTGCCTGCGCGATTGAACTCATATAAGTTGTCGCAGTTTTCGGCACTGACCACTAGACTGACGTTGGGATACATTGACACTGTGTCAAGATCGCGCTGCAACCGCTTGTTGTCAACTCCAAGGCCTGTCCACACAGTGACAGGAATGGCAAAAGGCATTTGAGCCAAAAGATCCGCAAGATCGTTGTACAAAAATGGTTCTCCGCCTGATATCATGATACCACACAGTTTGCCACTGTGTACCAAAGTGCCAATTTCTTTTATCAACAAGCGACGATTGGCAGTGTCAAGATCGCGTTGGCTAACATGCAGTCGCACACGATCGCGATCATTCAGAATCAGTCTATCATCACGACCTTGCACAGTGTCATAGTCACCGTGTTGTTGTACTTCTCTAATCCAGGCTGTGCTATAGTGTTTGCAACAGTAACTACAGGTCATGTTGCAGTCTTTGCCCACCATGATGTTGAGAATCTCAGGATCACTGTGTAGCTCAGTGTGTGTTACTTTATCACTGTTCATGGTCAGTCGACGACTGGCCACGCCCTGTGATTCTGGTATCCAACATGTTCCGTTACAACTGGCCACTTGCAGTCCATTGAGCATGGCTGCTCGTTCAGCCAACAATTCAGGTGTGTTAAAAAGTTTTCCTGAATTGCTGCGTAACCAATCAAAGTTCACACGCTGTGGAGCAGCTGAACAGCAACTCTGCAGTTGACTTTTGTCAAGATCTACACTGAGCCACCAAAATTTTTGACTGCAATAGAATTTTGGGTCTACGTCACTCGTCCCAATCGGGTTCGTCATCGTATTCTTCTTCGTCTTCCTGTTGATCAAGATACGCAGCTAAAGCTCGTTTGATGTCAGCATCGCCTTTGAAAGCGTCACGAATGTCATCTGGGTCACAGTCATTGTCAATCATGGTGCTGACCACTATTTCTGCTGCTTCGGACCGATCCACTGCTGGAATTAAGTGTTTTAGTTCATCCCAAAGATCTGTTACCAAAACGTCAATCATTACGCCTCCTCTGTGTCTGGTGTTACTGTGTGGTCTTTGATGTTGGCAAAGTCTGCCATTAATTTATCAAGGCAACCGTCTTCGTTGCTTTCCCAGGCCTTGCGGAACTGTTTGATAACTTCGCCATCTGTGGTAGTAAATGCCAGACGATTACCATCTTTCTTGAGCAGGCCTTTTTTCTCAGCCAAGTCAACAAGGCCACTGTAGGGATTCATGCCTGTTTCATAGGGAATCTTGACCTGCACACCTTCAAAGGGCTTGGCATAACGAGTTTTCATGACCTTGCAGGCACTACGAATACCCATGACATCTGAAATCTTGTTGCCATCTTCGTCCTCTTTGAGCTTGAGTTTCTTCATGGCCACCACAATAGAGCTGGCATAGATAAAACCTTGGCCGCCTGAGATCTTGTCATCAGGATCAAACATGTCTTGACTTGCGTAAGTGTGATTGGTACACACCAGGCCCACATTGTAGCTACCAAACATGTTGACACAGTTACGAACCAGAGCTGTCAGGGCTTTGGGTTTGCGACCTAGATCGCCTTTGAGATCACCCGAGTCAAACTGATTGATGTCTGTGGGTGTCAGCAGCATGCCCAGGCTGTCAATCACAAACAGAACCTTGGGGCGTTCGCCGTCGGGCAAGGCCTTGTATTCTGCCATGAATGTGCTGATGGTTTTGGCCACATCGTCAATCATGGCCATGCTGAGTTTGAGCAGTTTGCTTTCGTCTGTGCTTACGCCTAGTGCATGCAACCAGGCTTCATCAAGTGCGTTTTCACTGTCAACCAAAACCACATAGATTCCTTGCTCTTGTGCATTCTTGATGATATTGCCGCTGCAGATATAGCTCTTGCCTGCACCTGATTCTCCAGCAAACACTGTGACTTTGCCCAGGGGTACTCCGCGGTTGAAGTCTCCGGAAATTAGATAGTTCAGTGCATAGTTGCCGGTAGAGATCCAGTCAGTGGGATCGTTAAAGCCAATTGATAGTCCATCAATGCTTTTGGTAATTTCTTTTCTAAATTTGCTTACGTCAAAGGGTTTAGCCATGTTTGTCTGCCTCAATAAAATTTAAAATACGTTCAAAATAAATTTGATGCTGCCTGGGTCCTGGGTGTGTTCCATCTTGTGCATAATCAACAAAACCTGCAGTTGAATTTTTTATCTCATCAACCAAGTCTATAAATCTTGGATACTGTTTCAGCAGTGCCGACATCCAGTTTATGTCCAATAGGTTCACTAGATAAAGTGTGACACCCAGTTTGTTGCAGAAGTTAATTACCTGCTGTACACTACGCAGGCAAAATAAGGTCTGTGTTTCGCTTTCAAAGTAGTCAATGTTCCAATACCTACGATCGCGATCCAGTCCAGTATAGGTGTTGACAGTTTCACACTGCATTTGCCAGTCTTGAGCATAGTCGACTCTACCAACATTGGTAAGTCCCCAGATCACAATATCGCCGGGCCGCAGATCTGCGGTCATGATTTGATCCGCACTCCACCAAACACTGGTGCCACCGCGAGCAAGATTGATCGACGACATGTCCAGAGCCAGTGCCAACCGGTTGCGCCATTTCTCATGGAGTTCAACATCCAGAGCTTCGGTCATGCTACATCCTGCTGTCCACAACACCGGTGAATCAACATGCCGCACAGATTCACACTCAAGAGCAGGGCACTGCCAGTCCACTGCAACGCCGCGACGACTCAGTGCATTGAACAGTCGGCCATAGGCAGCAAAGTTATCGTTATTGTGTTTGTCAAAGTCAAAGTTGACCAATTGCACATCACGTGCTGCCTGCACTGCTGATTCAATGTTGTTGTAGCCAAGGTCCTCCACTGTGGTTTTGAAATTCAACACAGTGCTGGACGCTAGCATGGCCGCAAGATTTCCTGCTGACAACCATTGAGCATCATTATCATGCCAGGCATGATATTGGTGACTGATGTATAGAGTGTCAATGGCCATACAACACCGGAAACACTGCCTGGCTGTTGCATCCACGACGTTGATCCAAGATGGCCAACTGTTTAAGACTGTGTGCAAAATTTTTGGTCACTGGAGTTTGCAGATATCTCAAAAGATTTTGGTAACTGTTTTCCAACAAGAAACCTGGATTGTCCTCAATGCGTCGCTGTAATTCTTTCACAACAGATTCTAACACACTGTCAGGCAAATGTCTAATGTTTCCC